TTGTAGTCCCATCTTAAGTTCCATGCTGCACCTTTTCTAAGGTCTCTCAAGATTTCTCTATCGATTTCAGCTGCAACTTCTTCAGATAATAAAGCTGTTAATTCAGCTTCAGCATCAATGTTATGGAATGCAGAAACGTCTTGTGCTAATTCTGGAGACCATTGAGCTCTTAATTTTCTTTCAGTTACAGAAACCGTTACAGAATCTAAATCAAAAGAAACTTCACCCATTTCCTCTTCGAATTCTAAAGAATAGTATTCTCTCCAAGATGCCATAAATGCTGATTCAGATTGTGCACCAGATGCTAATACTGGAAATGATGTTGATGGGAAATATGAACAAACATACCCATCAACAGAATCACATTTGATACATGCTGGACATGAAAGGTCTACCTCAATATACATATACCCATTAGTATCACAGATATTGTCGTAAGACCCACCTGGAATAGTAGTAGAAGTTGATGTTCTAAGTCCTTGAACGATACCTTGACCATATTTTTGAGTTACAATTCTAAATAGAACTGGAACTGGATTGTTAACTTGACTAGTAGCTACAGTTCTAGCTGGAGCTGTAGATGTGTCATAATAAGTAGAACCTGATTTACAAGTTGTACTCGCAGTTGTCCATACTGTAAATGAAGACAAGAACTCTTCAGTGTCTTGTTCGTTACCGTTTGGTCCAATTAATTTACCACTACCAGCTTGTTGGAAACCTGATACTTTAAGAACAGCAGTTTTAAGACATGATGTAGATGAAGTTAAACTAGTTAACTCACTATCAGCTGTAGTAGCTTGTGTTAATGTTCTAGCTGAAGCGTTCCATTTTTGAACTTTTAACTGTGTAGCTGTAAACGAAGAAAATTTACCTTTAGATGCGTCATATAAACCGTCTTCTGGTGTTAACGGGTCGTTAGACACGTAAAAGTGGTCATACAAGTTAAGTGAAGATGCGGAGAAAGGTGAATTTGTAGTTTGATTTGAAGCTGCTCCTGGTGCTCCAAATGGTGGATAATTTGCTGATGTGTTACCATATAACTCACCTGGTGCTCCATTTCTTGCTGAAACTTTAGGTACGAAGTAGAACAATTTACCAATCGGTAAGTTCATAGCTTGTACAGAAACGATGTCATTTGCCAATAATTTAGAGAATACTCTTCTAATGATTGGAAAAACCACAGTCTCAAATGACCCTGAAGAGTCAGATGATGTTGCTTCGTTTATTAAATTTGTTGCTTGGTTTTCGTAAAGTTGGGCAATGTTTTCTCTCGCGTGTCCTTTAAGACCGTCTAAGAATCCAAGCTTTTGCCATTTGTTTAAGGTATCTTCTTTAATAACTTTAAGGTGTTTTAACCCTATGTTACCGACCATACCTGATTCTAATAATGCTCCCATATTTTTTGTTTTTTGTTTTTAAGCGTTTATTTTATTATAGTTTAGACATTAAGTCTTTAATTCTACTAAATTGTGGATTCTCATAAGCTTTTGTTTCCGTAAGTTTTGTTTGTGAACCACTTTTTATTGTAGAATTAATTCTTCTATCCACTGACTCAGAAATACTTTTCTTAGTCTTATTATTGGTGATAGAAGGTTTGTTCTGGGAAAGTTCTTCCCTAAGTACTCTATACAAATCTTTAGATTGTTTTAATGAATTAACATTATCAAATCTCCTAAGGATATTAACCTTTTCGTGTTTTGTTGTAGAATGCTCCGTAAATAATCTTGTAGCGTACGCTAAATTAGAATTGAACACACCCACCTCATTTAATTTTTGTTTAAATGTAACAAGTGCTTTTCTATATTCACCATTTTTGCTTTTAAGATTACTAACTTCTTCTTGTAGACGGTGATAATTTTCTTGAAGTTTTACTCCTTTTGTTCTTGCCGATTCGTTCATAGTAGGGTAGTTATGATTTCTGTTCGGAGTAATACCCTTTCTAAGGCCTCTTCCAGATTTAGAACCACTACCATAAGTTCTAGCAGCTTCTGCTGTTTCTGATTTATTAATGCTTTGGTTAGGTCTTTTACCGAACTTACCATAAGAATCATCTCTACGTCCTTTCATTGAAACTTTTTTACCAGTTTCCTTTCCAGTTCTCATTCCTAAAGATTCATCTTCACTATCATCATATCCTTGTTCGTACTCAGGATGTGTGTGGTGTCCTGGCATACCATCCTCCTCATCCAACTCAATTTCATACATTGGTTCTTGCATTGGGAATTGTGTATTTTCCATCATTTCTTCATCATAATCAGCTAAAGCCTCTACCGAATCAGGAGCGTCTACACCCACAACATTTCCATCATCGTCATGTGTGTGTTCTCCACCTTCCTCTAATTCAATTTCATACATTTGTTCATCATCTTCCATATGAACATCTCTGTACTCCATTTCATCAACCTCCGCATCCATATCGATTTCGTACATTGGTTCGTCTTTTTTCATCTCTTTTAAATTTCTTCTTCTCATAGATTTTTTATTTTCCTCCAATTTTATTAGGTATTCATCATCACCATCAGTAAGAGAAATTTCATCGTCGTCTTGTTGGACGATAATTCCATCTTCACTTCCCATAGCTTTGAACACCTTTAGTACTTCTTCGTCAGATGCTGATGTTAGGTCTAGAGGTGGCAATTCGTCAGATAACATATCAATATCATCAGTCTCGTCCTCAATATCAAGTTCCATGCCCATATCCATGTCATCCATGTCCATAGCCATATCTACTTCTTGTTCTGTGTCCTCCTGCTCCTTAAGGTAATCGTCTCCCTCAGATAACGATTCTTTTACTAGTTCATTAATTTCTTCCTTCATAGTCGAAGAAAGTATTTCTTTTGCATTAGACTTCATAGTTTCTTCCAACTGTTCCGCCTCGAGCAACGCTTTTTCTATTATAGACTCTCTCATAAGTTTATTTTATAATAAATATACATGAGTAACCAAAAAATTCCTTTTAGTTAACATGTTATTCGGGTTTTTTTTACCTGTCTAAAAAATTATTTAATTTAGACATTAATTTTAAAGCCTTATCAGCTTTATTATCCAACGTATTAGGTTGTTGTTTACTTTCCAAAACTTCATCATATTTGTCAGCATCACCAGCATTTTTAAATAAATAGGACCCTGGTGTTGATGGTGAAGATACTAAATCAAAACATATTAACTCAAAGTCGTCTTGAACTTCGTTATGACCATTAACTTCTTTTAGTGAACCAACCCCTCTAGATGAAATACCTAAAGTAACACCTTGACGTAATAGATTTGCCGCTATATCACCTACTGTGGAGACTACACCATCTTTATGGTACCCTGGACTGGTTAACATTCTTAACTTACCCATCAACCTATTACCGTCCCAAAACGTTTCAGTAATTATGTGTGAAGTTCTTTCTAAATCTATTAAAGAAGATTCCGGGTGGTTTAATTCGGAGATGGAACCCCCTCGTTTAATAACGTCTTGGTATCTTTCATTCTCCCTTTTTAATATACTTTCTGGGTATATCCTACCATTTCTATTTGGTACATCGTATTTTTGTAATATACAATACATTTCAACTTCCCCGTTAAAATTTGGGTCGGCTATCTCTCTTAGAATTTTTGAGTTTTGTTTTGGTGAAATACTTCCAGCGTCATATTCAATCAATATTCCATGTCCTATTTCTTTTGGTCCTAAAATCTTCATATAAATTAGTTTTATATATAAATAGATTATAATAAATAAAAAAAACCCCACTAGGTGAGGTTTAATTTTTATACTATATCATTTAACCAGTTTAATGTATAACACCAAATGCTGTTATTGCTGATATACTAGCGAAACTAGCACCTAAAGCTGTACCACCAGAAGTAGCTGTCCAAGTTCCATATATTTTTCCTTCACTATCTGTTGTGGATGCTGAAACCATAGACCAAGTACCTAAAGCTCCAACTGTATTTGCCCCTAACACTCCAGTTTCAGTATTACCCGTCCCTTGAATCCCAAAGAAGTTTTGGGTTGTTGCTGTAGTCCAAGCAGAAACTCTACCGTGTGTTACAAATTCCCAAGAACCTGAAACACCACCACCACTACCAAATCTTAACTGATGAGATTGTCCTGTACAAAGTGCACTACCAAATCTATTACTGTGTTGAAGTCTACCCATATCAGAAGATGTGTCCCAATCACCATCATACTCGCCATCTTCGAAAGACCACATTGGTTTTCCATTGTATACACACCCTTTATTTTTCATCACGAAGATATTTGCTGGTGCTGGTTTACCACCATTTGTATTCATATGTATCGATATTTCCGAGTAATTGTGAATGTCTATATTAGACGTTCCAGATAAAGAACCCGCTTCTCCTTTTCCTGTGTTTCCAATTCCTGTATTCATGTCTGCTTGTAATCCCATATTATATATTATATTTAAGTTTTATTTCTATAGATAAATATATTACTACAAACAAAAAAACTACCGTTATCAGTAGTTTTCTTTTTTTGTTGAGGAAAATGAAAAGAATTCGTTGTCTTTCAACTCTTCTGTGATTAGCTTTTTGGTTTTATATTCTATTGAAGCTATGGTTTCTTTATTTTTTAAGTTTAGTTTGCTTTTTGTAAAAAATGTCATTTCACATTTCATAAACGATTTTTTACCTAACGATATACCACTACTCCTTAAATCTAAATCTACAATCATATTAGTCCTAAAATTAGATTCGTCTATTAAGTTAGTCATTCTGGTCTTTAGTAGTTTTCTAAAATTTTTAACCACACAGTTCCAACAATTATATTCCTTAATTGGTTTTGCCCAACTAGAGAATTGCACATATATTGATTTTAAATTTTTAGAATCCACCGTCCCTATATGGGCTTTAAATTTTGGGTGGACCTTGATTGGGATTGTTTTTCCTGTTTTCATACCTAATGTTCTTTGATGAAAGTATAGGTGATTAAGCTTGTTAGTTCAAATCTGAATGAAGTTGTTTTAACCTTAATAAAGATAGTTTATCTTGTTTCATTTCCAGTACAACGTTTTTTGTTTGTGTTAATTTAGCTTTTAAACTTTCCTCACCACTTTCTTTAACGAGTGTATTTATTTTTTTTAAAATGGTCTTTTTGATTGTAATGATTTCACTACCTACATTTTCTTTTTTTATAGATAGTATTTCAGTTAACAATCCTTTATCTTCTTTTGATAGTTTTGAAAATTCTTTATTATAGTTTTCTGATAAAGTATAGGCTAGTGTTTTAGGGTTTAATTTATTACTTAGATTTATGTTTGGTTTTTTATCTAAAATACTTTCTACTAGGTTATTTTTTACTTCTATTTTTTTACTTATGTTTTTAACACCTTTTTTATATATTAAATAATCTAAACCATTATAAACCTTATTATTAGATTCTTTAAGTAACTTAGTTCTTTTATTAAATACGTTTTCTAAAATAACACAAACTGTTTTTATAGATTTAATTTTAGGTTGTAAATATTTTATAGATTCAGTTATATACTCAGTTAGTTCTGTTTTATTATTAAATTGTTTTTGTTCAACTTCATTATATAACGTAAAAAACTCTCTAAAAGGTTTAGACATTTTAAGGGCTCCCATAATAACATGAAAGTTTTCTTTAAATAATTTTTTATTATTGTAAGAATGTTCTAATATAGAATCTATATTATTTTTATAATAGCTAAATGGTTTCATAAATACTTTTTTAAATAAATATCTATTCCTTTACTAAATTATCTATTTCTTCATTAAGTTTACTTATCTCTCTATTTGCTCTATTACTCATTTTTTCAATATCTGGTAAATTAATACCTTTATTTTCCAATATAAGTGGTAAGTCTCTTTCTATTTTAAAACTTTCAGCCGCAGCTTCTGGTGCTCCTCCCATATCATCTACTGGTGGTGCTCCCCCACCCATTGCTGGTGGTGGTGTACTTTCAGTGCCCGCACCAGGTAACGCACCTTCATCACCTTCTTCAGATTCAGTACCCTCTATTTCACCATATAATTTATCTATCTGGTTAAACACGCCAGTTTTCTTAATGATAGTTGCTGTATCTTCTAATTCTTTAGCTATAGCTTTTTCAAATCTTTGTTGTTGTAAATCTAACTTGATTTCTTCATCACTCATCCCCAATACATGTTTCTTAGCCCAAGTTGCTGAAGTAGGTGATATACCATTACCCGGGTCACTAACAGCATCTTTATATAAAGTTATTTTAGTTTGCCATGCCTCTAGTTTTAATAGTTCAGCCTGTGTAGATGGGTTGGTTAACCCTAGAGCAAAATTATCTAATTCTTCATCAAAACCTAAAACGTATAAATGGATTATAGCAATCTTATTTAACTCTTGCACTATAGATTTTTGAATTCTGTTTATTGTCCTAGCAAATCTAATATCTAATAGTGCTAAATTTTTACCTTCACCAACTACCTCCTCAAAACCTAAAAAAGCTTTTGGTATTCTTAGTGAAGCTAATAGTTTTTTCTGTATATATTCTATATCAGCTATTTCACTTAGGTTGGTAGCTCCTGGTAATGTTTCTATTGGGCTAGGTGCTGATTGGTCCCGTACTGGTATAAAAAAATCTTGGTCCACAGCCATCTGATTATATCTTAAGTCTACTTGTCCATTAGTTGGGTCAACAACTGGGTCCCTTTTAAACTTATTAGCAACTCTTTGTACGTAAGCTTCCACATCTTTATCATCCATATTACCTACAAATATTTTAAAGATTCTACGTTCTGGTGCTCTAGCTGTTCTATAAACTAACATAGCGTCTTCCGCTAATAATAATTGTTTCCAAACTCTTCTTGCTTTTTCTAACATAGAAGTACCGTAGGGTAATCTCCTATCATCACCTAACAATCTAAAATGTGCAACTTCCCAAGAATTTAACTCCATGGCCTTATCTTTCCAAATGAATTTTACCTTTCTTTCTTTTTCTTCACCCTCCGCACTTTGATTTAGAAATGAACCAGCTTCAACCCTTTCTATCTCTACATTTGGTAATTGTCTACACCCTATAATCCCTTTTTCTGGGTCTATTTTTAAATAAACGAAATTATCCCCATATTTTGTAGTGTTTCTAATCCACATTGGTAGGTTGGTGTTAACGTCCAATATGTTGTTGAATAAGTCCGCTAGTATAGATTTAATTCTAGATGATTCTGAATATATAGTTAACATATGCCCATCTTCAGATGGCGTTGTAGATTCTTCAGCGTATATATCTAACGCAGCTGATATTTCTGGTGTAAACTCCATAGATTCATAATCGTAATATGAAGCTAACCTAGTTGGTTCGTAATATACCGATTGTGTGTAAATCTCATTTTCAATTCTCTGCCATTGGTTTGCTAAGTACACCGTTTGTTGAGCGGTTAACTTTTCTTTTTCAAATTGAGCTTTTGAAGTTGTTTTTAAGAGGTCGTCTTTATTGAATTTATATTTTGTGTAAGTTGGTTCTTCTTGTCGTGGACCTTCTGGTCCAAACATCTTACTTAGTCTTTGATATACTGTTAAATTTTTTGCCATGGTTTAATGATAATAATTTTATTATAAATACTCAAGTCGCCTAACTTTTTTTGCCTGCTCCAAATAACCAGCCATATTCTCGATACATTTGTTGGTTGGATACGTTTGGTCTTACGTTAGGTGTTAGTGCGTCGGAATTATTTATTGGTTTTAGGTCTATTAGTGTTTCTTTCCTATCTTCCGTAACATCCACCCAACTATTTAACATAGCTTTTGTCATGTCATCAGCTTTTTGTAATTGTGAAAACGAACTTTCACCAACGTAAAGAGCCATTGCGAGTGCCATGATTAAATCATCGTGTTTACCCTTCATATGGTTTGGTTTACCGTTAACGAAAACAAAAGTGTATAATTCGTTTAATAACCTATGTGATTTCACCACAAAACCATGTCTTAAAGCCTCTTCAAAAGCAGAAACAATTTGTGACCTTTTATTGTTAAATGTTAGTCCTGGTATTTTTTCTAATAGTTTAGGGTTGTATTTCCATTTATCTGCTGTATTAGCCCCTTCAACATATAAATCTCTATACCCCAATTCTTGTAATTTTCTAGCTGTAGCTACACCCATACCACCAGTTATGTCAATCACAATGTAAGCTTTATATAAATTACCCCATTTAAAAGCCAAATCTGCGGCTAAATCAGGTGGTATTTTACCAAGATACTCCATAACTTGTTTTCTTTCATCAAAATCAATCACACATATAGAAGTAAAATCTTCAGAATCACCCCTAGATACATCAATACCCATTATGTATTTATGGTCCACTTCAGCTTCTTCCCAAACCCACAATTGTCCACTAGCATATTTTTCTTTAGGTTCTTCAATCATAGTTTCTTTTATTCTTTCTATTGTCTCTATTGGGACTACATTGTCACCGGAACCTAAAAAAGCACTTTCCAACTCTTGTGATATCTTCCTTCTATCAAATTTTAATTTTTTACACATAGACTCAAACCAAGAAGAATATGGTTTATACCCACGTTTTTTTAAAGCTACAAATTTATCTTGGTCGTTTTCTTCTATATTTAAACTATCGTCATAATCCTCCCTATTTAACAAGTAATGAATAATATCTTTAGTTTTTACCCAAACTAAATCTTTTGTGAATCTTGGGTCGTTTTCCCAGTGTAATTCAGATATTACAAAATTATTCATACCTAGTATTGATTGGTCATAAATTTCATAATAAATCTTATCGTACCCGTTAGGTGTTGATATGACTATCACTTGACCACCGGTAGACAACGAAGCCATACAAGCCGCCCATAAATCGTCTCCAGCTTCAATATATGCAGCTTCGTCAAAGATTAATATCGTTGGTGTGTAACCCCTTAGAGCATCCACGGATGTAGCTACAGCTTTAACCTCACAACCATTGTTTAACTTGTAGTGTCGTTGTGAATCTTTTTCTTTTGAGAATCCGACATTAATCCACTCAGGCCATTGATTTAAAAAAGCTCTAATCTTATTAGCTAGTTCCTGTGCTGTGTCTAATTTATTAGCTAGTATTAGTACTTTTTCAGGTTTAGATTTAGAAGAAAATTGTAGTTGTTTTGAAATCCAAGCTGCTGTAGCTGTAGACACCCCAGCTTGTCTATATTTTTTAGTAATATTTTCATTATGCTTTTCAAAATTATTTAACATCATTTCCTGTTCTGGAAATAACTTAAATGGCACATATTTACTTTGGGTATTATCGTATGTTTCTAAGTAGGACATAATAGCGTAAGGGCTGTCCTGGTAACATTTTGCGTATTCAGATATTAATTCTTCTTTATTCATATTAATAAATATCGTAAAATAAAATATAAAATAAATGGGTGGGTGTATTAACTACCTAAACCATAAAGGAATTTCTTCTCTTCGGGTGTCAAAGAGTCCATCCCTGACTTTGAAATTTTTTCTAGTACCTCGTCCATATCAAAATCAACCACCTCGTCAACATCACCAATTAAGTCGTCGACATTAATCCCACCATCTGGTTCGTCATTTCCGTCAATACTCAAGATATCGTCGTCATTAGTGTCTATACCAACAGCTTCTTCGTAATCTTCTTCTTTTAACTCTTGGATTATTTCGTCTACCAATTTTTGTACCAATCTTTTACCTTCTTCACCACCTTCTAACATTTTTTTAGATAGATTTAAAAAATCTTGAGCCTCTAGACTAACAATTTTAAAGTATAGATAATTTTGTATCCGTCTACTATCGTCATTTGTTATTAATTCTTGTGGGTAAGCTTCTATGAACTTTTCCCAAATTACCGGACCTAATCTTAAATCCCAAATCTCAGCTGGTAACGTATCTTCCATACCAATAACCTCTTCAGCAAACTCTGGGTCAGACGGTAATCCATGTGCGGAAACATATTCCATAACACCTTTAAATATTTCATGTACTAGTATTGGAAACATAGCCCCTTCAGCTTTTATCGTTGGTGGGTCTGTTTCTAAATCTAATTCTTCTCTACCAGCACCCAAATCTTCACCTTCACCAGCGGCCATTCTCATATCCATATCAGGCATT